TTATACATTTCCGCAAAAGATGCAACGGATTGCCCTTTTGCGTCAAGGTCTTCCTGCAGGGCCTCCGGTGTAGTCTGCAGCAGTTTAGCCAGGCCGTTCAGCTGCGCTTCCGGATCCGGGTTCGCAACGGCTGCGTCAACCTCTTTCATGGTGGCCACCAGGTCTTCTTTAATCCTGTTGATTTTGGGCTGTATGTCTTCCGGATCCCCGAACGCGGTTTCTAAAATGCTCTTGCTTTGTTTCTGCAGGCCTTCCATGTTGCTCTGGAATTCCGTAGCCCTGACTTTGGCTTCATACAGCTTGTTTTCCGCAGCAATCTGTTCATTGATGCTTTGCAGCGTATTATTCCGCACGCTTGCATTCTCAATCTTGGATGCAAGCTCCAGCTCTTTATTGTAGCCTTCCAGCAGCTGATCATGGGCATCCTTCAGCGCCTGCAGCTTGATCCGCTTTTCTTCCGCCGTTTTGTTTTCGCCTACCAACATCGTCAGGTTTGCTTTTGCAAGCTCAATGGTGGATTTCGCCAGGCTCCACTTCTGTTTAGAGGCGTCGGCGTATTTTTTAATCAGTGCTTCGACGGCTTTTTCTTCCTCAGATAATGCTTTTACCGCGCTGCCACCGCCTCCGGAACGGCCACCGCCGCCACCGCCGCCATAAGAGCGAACGCGGAAATTGTTTCCGCCTCCGGCAGATCCTTTTTTGCTTCCCGGAAATGTCAGGTTCCAGCTTTTGGCCACTTCTCCGGAAAAGCCCTTGCCGATGGTGCTTAATACGGCCTTCACTGCGTCATATAAAGCCAGCACCACGTCCACCGCCGGGCGGATCGCATCCACAACCTGCTGGCCGAAATTCTTAAAAGCGGCGTATGCGTCGTGCAAAATAATGATGATCAGCTTGATGGTGTCAAGCACTGCACCCAGCAGTCCGCCGATAAAGTCCAGCACTTCCCCGGCAATGGCTTTCAGATCCGAAAAAGCGCCGGTGGCATCGCTGCGCACCATATCAACCAGCGCCTGGGTAAAATCAATCAGCTTTTGTACGATCTCGCTTTGATTAAACGCGTCGAAAATGTCCCTGCCTATTTCCGCGCACATGGTAGCCAGGTTTCCGCTCACGTCGCTCCAGGCGTCAATGGTATTATTTTTGCTTTCGGCCATTTTTCCGTCGTACTGTGACAGGTATCCTGTCAGCGCTGTTATGGCCTGCTGGCTGTCCAGCGTGCCATTCTTTACGGCCTCCATGGCTTCCTTGCCGTTCATGCCCAGGCTCCGGAATGCTTCATCCATTTTGACGCCGGACATTTCCAGCTGCTGCATTTGTTTGGTAGTCAGTTCCCCGACAGCCTGGATCCGGCTGATGGCATCCACCAGCTGCTGCGCTCCCTGCTGTCCTGTTCCTAAGCCTGCAGAAGCATCGGCGCACAGCTGGATCAGGCCCGCCGCATTCTGTGCGGAATAACCCATGCGCATCAGCTGCGTGCCCATATTCATGACAGCCGTTTCGTCAAAATTGGTATTCCGGTAGGCGTCATTCAATGCCCTGTACGCTTCCGTGGCTGTATCCGTTCCGCCGGTCATGGCAGCCAGATGGGCCACGCTCTGCTGCATCTGCGCGCCCAGGTTCACAACCTGCCCGGCCAGTTCCGCCATGGCGCTCACTGCTGCCGTGGCAATATTGGTTGCCAGGCTGCCGATGGCCACGGAAAAAGCTGTGGTAAATCCTTCTGTAAACTTGAACGCGCTTGCCAGCTTGCGCGCTCCCTTGTCGGCATCGGTCATTTCTTTTACACTGGCCCGGATCTCGGCGGTAGTTTTGCCGATTTCTTTCGCATATGCGCTGTTGGCCGCCTTCTGCTGGTTTATGGTTTTTTGCAGCTCGACCATGGCCCTCCGCTGTTCGTCTGTAGCCTCGGTTCCGCTTTTGGTGGCCTTTTCCATGTCCTTCAGCTGCCTGGTCATGGAGGCGACGCTGCGGATGCCTTCCGCCAGCGCTGTATGGAGTTTTTCCAGTCCCTCGTTTTTCGCCTCAGTGTTCAGCGTGATTTTTGCATCGGCCATTTATCTCACCACCTTACAAATTGATGTGTTTCTTTAAATATATTTCAAGCTGCTTTGCGAAATAATTCTCTATAGCAGCCTTGTTGCTTTCAAAGTAATTACCGCGCGGTGGGTATTTCGGCCCTCTTTGTCCGTATCTGGGGCCTTGTTTTCGGATGGCCCGCCCAAAAGCGCCGGTGTTATACCATCTTGAAAAGTAATTCGCATATAAATTTGCCTGAATGCTGTCCGCATGGATATCAAACTTGCCGATTATGATCTGGTTCCCGCCCAGATCCTTCCCGGAAAACGCAACCTGCGGATGCGTTCTTGCAATAAAATGGCGCGTGGCCCGCTGTGCCTCCCTGGCGGCAGCCGCCACGTCCTTATAATATCCGTGGTCGATATAGTCTTTAATTTTTGCCTGCAGCTGCTCTAAGGTCATGCTCATAATTTAAAAGTAGGGGCCGTTTTCACGGCCCCGGAATAATGTTACGCAGTCACTGTAATTACGCAGGATACAACGCTGGTATCTGCCATCACGATGTTAAAGGTATAGGCGCCGTTATCCAGATCGTCCAGATAGCTGCCAAAGATAACAATATCTTTAGCCCCCAGCGCGATGCTGTAATTGGTGGATCCCACGCTTTCAGTCCCCAGCTTCAGGCCGGTAATGGTGCCAGCGGATACGCTCAGCACCACATCAGGTGCGGAAGCCTTGCTGAAGGTCAGCGGAGGAAGCGAGTTTTCTTCACCGGGCACGATAAATCCGGAAGATTTTACCGGAGCGCCGGAACCGGTAGCAGTAAAGCTCTTCTTAATCATGTCTTCCGATTCTGCAGTGATGTCCCAGCTGGTCGGCGCGACCGTCAGGTTGTAGTAATCTTTGGTGTCCAGGTCAACAATAGCAATGTTCAACAGTTTCTTTTCTGTCGTAATTCCATCATCGACCATAAACGCTTCGATGGCTTCCTGGGCCACGTTGTCCCGCAGCATGATAACTTCTGCGTTAACTTCGTAGCTTTTCCCGGTGATGGCCGTAATGGGCCAGAAGCCCTGATCCTTTGTCTGGTTGGACGAAGTATCCGCAGCCAGGCTCAGATCGTTTTTAGTGAGGCCGCCCACCAGGTTCCACACAGGGTTTTGTGCGGTAGCGCCGGAGCCGTAGTTAACAAACAGAACCAGGCGCTTTCCGGAAGTGCCGGAAGCCGCGGCAAATTCCGGATAGTTAGCTTTTGCAATTTGTACAGTCATTTTTTCACTCCTTTATAATTGACTAATCCTGAACGTAAGCCAGAGGCCGCCGCTCTGCCACACGCCATTATCGGAATACATTGGTAAATTGATGCTGATATCCCTGGCGATGATCTCCACGACAGCGTATCCGTTTTCGTTCAAAACGGTTTGGAGCGCCTTATTGCCGGTTTTGTTGTCATTGCTGAAATAATTGAGAACCGCCTCCAGCTTTTCGGCAACCACCTTCCGCCCCTTGTAGTTGGAATACACTTCCAGTTGAATTTCCGCGTCCCACACGGCAACGGTCTTGTTGTCGACACAGTCCGCAGAGGACGCGCCGAAAATGCCGTAAGCAAATTCGGCCTGTGTTTTAAAGTTGTTGTTGATCTCTTCAATGGGAACCGCGCTGTCGAACCATTCCAGCCCGACGTCGCAGCCCTTGTCATTCAGCGCCGCATATAGCGCTTTGCTGATGGCTACAAACGGCAATTTGTACGTCCCGATCATATAATCCCCCCGCTTCCGTTTACGGCTGTTGCGGTAATCTGGATAAAATACGGGGCGCTTTCATCAATGAGCGTTACCTCATTGATTAAAAATGTGTAACCGCCGTATGTCAGCCGCCAGGTAGTATCAAGGCCAGGAACCAGCGACCGGATATCCCGCACGACAAAGTAACGCGTATCGGCCGTGACGTAATCGCCAACGATCTGTTGGCGCGACTGGCTTTTCTGCTCGCACATGGCGAACAGCGTAAGCGCCGCCGTGTACGTTGTGGCTCCCAGCCCGCCCATATCGTCGCGTTTCATGGCGCTGGGCTTCAGCAGCGTTATTAATCTGTTAAACCGTCCGGGGTTCCGTTTAAACATGGATTCCTCCCTTTAAAATCTCGCGCCATTTGTTCTGCGTGGCTTCGTCAATTTCACCAGCCGGATCGTTACGGTTCCGCCGGTGGGCCGTCAGCTTCCTATAGCTGGGCGGGTTTTTCAGAGGGCCGCGCATCGCAGGCAGGCCGCAATATAATATGAACAGATCCTCGATCCGTTCGTCTCTCCGGATGTACCCGTCAAACAGCGCATCAATTTCCTTCACTGTGTAATTACCAAATTGCTCCGGAGTAAGGTTTAGCTCCCCCAGCGCAATCGGTTCCAGCGCCGCAATCAGCGACGCCGCAGGTTCCGGAGGCCTTTTCGGTCTTACGCTTTCGCTGCCGGTGGATTTTTTTTCTTACCCATGGCCCCGCTTTTTTCAAGTGCTTTCAAAGCGGCTTCGGCCAAATCGGTCATCGGTTTTTCTTCCATCGCTGCCAGGAACAGATCGTCGGCATCCTCTTCGGTCAGTTTCGGATCGCCGCCCAGCAACGCAAACTTAAAAATTGTATAGACGTCGCTCATGCTGGGCGGAATACCATTTGCCGCATTATCTACAAGCAAAATGAAATTCCTGTCCATCAGCTGCCGTTCTGCCGCCCATACATGTTTGAGCGGGTAACAGAGCTTGTACGTCTTGCCCTTGATCTCATAATCGACAAACTTATCCAGAATCATTGCCTGCCTCCTGTTCCGACTGTGGCGGATCCGTTGGTGTAACCGGATCCGGTTCAGGTTCCGGATCCGGTTCGGGTTCCTGATGCAGCGGCGGCTCCGGCTGTATCGTTGCATACTCGCAGCTATACTTAAAATGTGCGATCAGCATATCCGTAGCAAAAGGAATATCGTGCAGCTGCACGCTTTCCGCGGCTCCGCGCCTGTCATACCAGTGTTCCACCAGCTGACACACGCAGATCTGGAAAAGGTCAGTATCCCTTATATTTACAGGCTCAATGCTGCCGTCTCCGATATATGCGTTTTTCCCGGATTGTTCTTTAATGAGCGCTTCTGCGGCCGCGATCAGGCCGTTCAGCAGCGCGTCGTCTTCTGTAATGTCAATCCGGCAATACAGCTTAACTTTCGCCAGTGTAATCATCATTAATCACCAACCGTTACTACATAGGTATAGTCCCCGTCTTCTCCATACAGTACATGGAAACTCTTGTCGCCATTCGCCAGGCCGCCCAGATATTCGTCGTCAATCGTAATACTGTGTTTGTCCTGCGCAATAGCATAATTGTCAGCATTTACAGCCACAGAGCCGATTTTCAGGCCGGTAATTTCCGCATCCGCAA